GCCTGTATTTCATAAGCCTACAGGTACGGTAAAGGGTATTGACGGGCAGTCTATAAAAATGGGAGCTATCGAGTATTGGGAGAATGAGGTGGCGTCGCTTAAAAACGACCCTGATGCACTCAATGAATTCTATCGTCAATTTCCGCGTACTGAGTCCCACGCTTTTCGAGACGAAAGCAAGCAGTCTATATTTAATCTAACTAAGATATATCAACAGATTGACTATAACGACGAGATGATAAAGGAGCACTACCTCACTCGTGGGTCGTTTCATTGGAAAGACGGCCAAAAAGACAGCCAAGTTATATGGACTCCTGAGCGTAACGGTCGTTTCCTTTTGGGCTGGACGCCTCCCGCTAGGATGCAAAACCACGTCATTATTCGTAACGGGACGAAATATCCTGGCAATGAACATATCGGTTCGCTGGGGTGTGACCCGTACGATATATCGGGTGTAGTAGGTGGCAGGGGCTCAAACGGCTCTCTCCACGGGATGACTAAGTTCAATATGGATGATGCGCCGAGTAACGAGTTTTTTTTAGAGTATGTCGCTCGTCCTCAGACGGCTGAGATATTTTTTGAAGAGGTGCTGATGGCCTGCATTTTTTATGGTATGCCCATCCTTACGGAGAACAACAAGCCTCGTCTGCTTTACCATTTTAAGAACAGGGGGTACCGTAAGTTTTCTATGAACCGTCCCGACAAGAAGTTTAATAAGCTGTCTAAGACGGAGAAAGAGCTAGGTGGTATACCAAATACCTCGGAGGATGTAAAGCAGTCTCACGCTTCGGCTATCGAGACTTATATCGAAAAACACGTAGGGATTGATATGGAAGGAACCTATCGAGAGCAAGGTGATATCGGTACTATGCCGTTCACAAGGACGCTTGAAGACTGGGCTAAATTTGATATCAACAACAGAACAAAGTTTGATGCTACTATAAGCTCGGGATTGGCTATTATGGCTAACCAAAAACACATCTATCAACCTGTTGAAAAGCAATCGAAATTATCTGTTACCTTTGCTAGATACAACAATCGTGGAAATATAAGCGAACTAGTTAAATAATGAGAGATGTTCAGGTTAATATAGCATCTGCCTCGTTCCCTACCCAATTTGTTTCTGACGCTGAAAAAGCGACTTATGAGTATGGATTGCAGATTGGACAAGCCATTCAGTATGAGTGGTTTAAGAGGGATGGAAACGGTTGTCGCTTTTACAGTCAATGGAGAGATTTTAATCGACTCCGATTGTACGCTAGAGGAGAGCAATCTATCGCTAAATATAAAAGCGAACTCTCGGTCGATGGCGACCTTTCTTATTTGAACCTGGACTGGACTCCAATTCCAATCATCCCTAAGTTCGTTGATATCGTAGTCAACGGAATGTCGGACCGTTTGTTTGACGTTAAAGCTTATGCTCAAGACGCTATGTCGTCGGCAAAGCGTAGTAAGTATCAGGATATGATAGAGGCTCAAATGGTCTCTAAAGACCTTTTGATGCAGGTAAAAGAAGGATTTGGTGTAGACCCCTTCACTGTGTCTCCTGACGAGCTTCCCAATAGCGATGAAGAGTTGTCTTTATATATGCAGCTTAACTATAAGCCCGCGATTGAGATAGCTGAAGAAGAGGCTATCAATACACTTCTCGAGCAAAACAAATACAACGACACGCGCCAGCGCGTAGACTATGACCTTACGGTTCTAGGTGTTGGTATGGTAAAGCACGAGTTCCTCAAGGGTGACGGGGTACAGGTAAAGTATGTAGACCCCGCCAACGTGGTGTACAGCTATACTGAAGACCCGTTTTTTCAGGATAATTTCTACTGGGGAGAGATTAAGACAGTTCCTATCACTGAGCTTATCAAGATAGACCCTACGCTTACTACGGACGACCTCAAGGAAATTTCAAAGCATTCCCAGAGCTGGTACGATTACTATAACGTACAGCAGTTCTACGATAACGATATCTTCTATCAAGATACCACTACCCTTATGTACTTCAACTATAAGACAACACAGAAGTTTGTCTATAAGAAGAAGGTAATGGATGGCGGAGGCGCCAAGGTGGTTGAGAAAGATGATACGTTTAACCCGCCAGAAGAAATGATGCAAGAAGGTCGGTTCGAGAAAATCGAAAAGACTATCGATGTATGGTATGAAGGCGTTATGGTTATGGGAACCAATATTATTCTCAAGTGGGAGATGGCGGAAAATATGGTCCGTCCTAAATCTGCATCGCAGTACGCAGTGCCAAATTACTTGGCTTGTGCGCCTCGTATGTACAAGGGTAACATCGAATCATTGGTTCGGCGTATGATTCCTTTGGCAGACCAGATACAGATTACCCACCTTAAATTACAGCAAGTAATGTCGCGCATCGTTCCAGACGGTGTGTTCATTGATGCTGACGGACTTAACGAAGTAGACCTCGGGACAGGCAATGCTTACAACCCCGAGGACGCCTTGCGGCTGTACTTTCAAACGGGTAGCGTAGTCGGGCGTAGCTATACACAGGATGGCGAGTTTAATAATGCTCGAGTACCTATCCAGCAGCTCACCAGCAACTCGGGGCAGTCTAAGATTAGCGCTTTAATTGGGAACTACAATCACTATCTCAATATGATACGTGATATCACTGGTCTCAATGAAGCGCGTGATGGCTCTATGCCTGACCCTAACTCGCTCGTAGGGGTACAAAAACTAGCGGCACTAAACTCTAACGTAGCTACTCGTCATATCTTGGATGGTAGCTTGTTTATCTTGAAGTCGTTGGCTGAAGCTTTGTCGTGTAGGGTGGCCGATATATTGGAGTATGCGGACTTTAAGGAGGAGTTTGCCAATCAAATCGGTAAGTACAATATATCTATTCTTAATGATATTAAGGATTTGTATATCTACGACTTCGGTGTCTTTATTGAGATAGCTCCTGATGAAGAGCAGAGGGCTATGCTCGAGCAGAATATCCAGATGGCTTTATCTAAGAACGACATCAACTTGGAGGACGCTATCGATATCAGAGAAATTAAAAACATTAAGTTGGCAAACCAACTCCTCAAGCTCAAGCGCAAGAAGAAGCAAGAGCGCGAGGAAGCTATGCAGCTTCAGCAGCAGCAGATGCAGGCTCAGCAGCAGTTCGAATCTCAGAAGCTGGCTACAGAGTCTCAGATGATGAAGATACAAGCCGAGGGTCAGCAAAAGGTGCAGATTAAGCAGGCCGAGGTGGCTTTTGATATTGAGCGTATGCAAATGGAGGCTCAGCTTAAAAACCAGTTGATGCAGCAGGAGTTTAATTACAATATGCAACTCAAGGGTGTAACTGAGGAACTTATTGCTGGACGAGAGGATATGCGTGAAGACGCTAAAGCAAAGCGTATCAGCCAGCAGAATACAGAGCAGTCGAAACTAATTAATCAGCGTAAGAATAACTTACCTCCTATCAATTTTGAATCAAATGAGGATAGCCTTGATGGCTTTGACCTTGCTGAGTTCGAGCCACGATGAGGTCGGTAAAAAATAATTATCTTCGCACAAATTAAATACAATGGAAATTAAAGTACGAGACCTAGGCGTAGTAGAAGAGAAGTCTGTTGCAGAAGTGGAACAGGAGCTTCTTGAAAAGCACGAAGCCGAAATAAATGGTGAAACACCTGATGAACCAGTAGCTGAAACTGTGTCGGAGCCGACACAAGATGAGCCCGCTGGTTTAGATGAGGAACAAGTTCTTTCATTTCTAAAGGACCGATACGGAAAAGAGATTAACACCGTAGGGGAGTTGTTTGAAGAGCGCGAGTCTGCGCCTGAGCTCCCTGAAGATGTAGACGCTTATTTCCGTTTCAAAAAAGAGACGGGGCGTGGGCTCAAAGACTTTGTTGAACTCAACAAGGACTATGACGAAATGAACCCTGACGCACTCTTAGCGGACTATTATCTAGCTACAGAAGAAGGTTTAGATGCCGACGATGTAAAGAGTATGGTAGACGATTTCAGTTACGATGCAGACCTTGATGAAGAGGCTGTCATCCGTAAGCGAAAAGTCGCTAAGAAGAAAGAGGTTAATAAGGCTAAGAAATATTTCTCAGACCTTCAAGAGCAATATAAGGTACCCCTTGAGTCAAGCGGGAATCCTTTGTCTGGCGAAGAAAAAGAAAATTTTGAAGCCTATCAACAATACGTGAAGGAGTCTAGTAGTGTCCAACAAGAAAACGCTCGTCGTAACGAGTGGTTTCGGGATAAGACTGACGAAGTTTTTTCTGATGAATTCAAAGGTTTTGAATTTAAGGTCGGAGATAAGGACGTCACTTTTAACCCAGGTAGTGCTAGCGAGCTGAAGAAAAACCAGACTGACATTATGAACTTTATAAATAAGTTTATGGGGGACGACGGTTTGATTCAGGACGCAGCAGGATACCATAAGGCTTTAAGCGTTGCAATGAATCCTTCTAAGTTCGCCCAGTTCTTTTATGAGCAGGGCAAAGCTGACGGAGTCGAAAACATCAGTCGTAAATCCAAGAACATAAATATGGATTCGCGAAAGGTGCCTGAGACATCGAGGAAGGACGGAATGCAAATTCGGAATGTAAATTCCGATTCGGGACGCGGACTAAAAATTAGGAGCGCCCGTAGAGTATAATATTTTAAAACAAAAAAAATGGCTGTATTGACATCCCCTGGGTTTGATTTAACCCCAGCACCAGAGCAAAAAGCTTTGGCGTCAAATTATATCACTAATTTTGATTTCTTAAACCAGTATCTTCCTGATACGTACGAGAAAGAATTCGAGCGCTACGGAAATCGTACTATCGCTGGTTTCTTGCGTATGGTAGGAGCGGAGATGCCTTCTAACTCTGACCTCATCAAGTGGGCTGAGCAAGGGCGTTTGCATATTAAGTATGACGCTTGTGTTACAGCAACTGCTGACGCAGCAGATGCGGCAACGTGGACTATCACTCTTCCTGCTAACACTGCTAATAGCGCTTTGCGTGTAGGTCAAACCATTATGATTTCTTCTGCCGCAGGTGCTGCAACGCTTAATAACAAAGCTGTTATTACTGCCGTTGGCGCCGTTGCTGGTGGGGCTGGTGGAACTTTTACTATTGACGTAGCTTACTATGAGGCTGGCGGTCAGGCAGCTGGTATGCAAGCGTCTGCTGCTTGTACCATCTTCGTTTATGGTTCTGAGTTTGCGAAAGGCACAGCTGGTATGGTTGGTTCTTTGGAGGCTGAGGACAACTTCTTTGAGAATAAGCCAATTATCTTGAAGGATAAGTACGCTGTTAACGGTTCTGATATGGCTCAAATCGGTTGGGTTGAAGTAACTTCTGAAAACGGAGCTACTGGATACCTTTGGTATTTGAAGTCTGAGCACGAGACACGTCTTCGTTTCGATGACTACTTGGAGACTGCTATGATTGAAGCCGTTCCTGCTGAAGTAGGTTCAGGAGCTTTGGCTGCTTTGAGTAGTAACCCTGATGCAGGAGCTGCTGGTAACACAGCCGCTGGTTCAGAAGGTGTGTTCTACGTAGTTAACGCTCGAGGAAATGTATTCCAAGGCGTCCCAACTACATTGGCTGAGTTTGACACTATCATCCAGCGATTGGATAAGCAGGGTTCTATCGAAGAGAATGTAATCTTCGTTAACCGTGACTTCTCATTCGCTATTGACGATATGTTGGCTGCTCAGAACTCTTACGGTACTGGTGGTACTTCGTATGGTCTCTTTGACAATGACGAAGAGATGGCGTTGAACCTCGGCTTCCGTGGCTTCCGACGTGGTTATGACTTCTATAAGTCTGACTGGAAGTACTTGAACGACCCAACTATGCGCGGTGGTTTGAATGGCGGTAAGGTAGACGGCTTGTTGGTGCCAGCTGGTTCAACAACTGTATACGACCAAATTATGGGTAAGAACGCTAAGCGACCTTTCCTCCACGTTCGGTACCGAGCTTCAGAAACTGAAGACCGTCGTTACAAGACTTGGATTACTGGTTCTGCTGGTGGAGCACGTACTAGCGACCTC